GTCAAATTTTTACGTGCGGGAGTTTCTGGGGGAGGGGGTACCCCGTCGAGACGTCTGCACAATTCAACGATGCAATACCCGGCCTGTGCCGGGCTTTTTTTTGGGGGTTCCCATGGGCGCACGCGGACCGCAGAAGTTGCCGGCCAACGTGCATGTCTTGCGTGGCAACCCGAGCAAGAAATCGTCGACCGATCTGTTGGCGGATCTTCAGCCCGAGGTCGAGCTGCCCAGCGCGCCGTCCTGGTTGTGGGTCGAGGCGAAGAAGGAATGGCGCCGCCTCGGCCGCGAGCTGCAGCACTACGGCCTGGTGAGCAAGCTCGACCGCGCCGCTCTGGTGCTGTACGTGCAGGCCTGGGCCAAGATGGTGTGGGCCGAGCAGCAGCTGGCCCGCGCGATGCGACTGGCAGAAGAGAAGCGCGCGGCGGCCGAGGCGGCCGGCGAGGTATATGACGGCGGTGACGGGATCATGGTCCGCACCGCCAATGGCAACCAGACCTATTCCCACCACTGGGTGGTTGGGCGGCGCGCCGCCGAAGATGTGAATCGCTATCTGGCCCTGTTCGGTTTGTCGCCGGCCTCACGCTCTCGCGTGAGTCCCAGCGAGAACCGCCAGGGCTCTTTGTTCGAAGGTCCCGCCGGAGAGGATGCATGGAGCAAGCTGTGAGCTTCGCCGCCCGCGCCACGCAGTACGCGCGCGACGTCGTCGACGGCCGCGTTGTCGCCTGCAAGTGGCACCGGCTCGCCTGCGCCCGGCATCTCAAGGACCTTGATCGCGTCGGCTCGCCCGGCTTCCCCTACGCCTGGAATCCCGAGCTGACCGACATCGTCGGCAAAGCCTATCGCCCCGCCGAGCGCATCTGCGCCTTTGCCGAGCTGATGCCGCACATCAAGGGTGACTGGGCCGCGCGTGGTCAGCGCATCCATCTCGAAGAATGGCAAGTATTCATTTTCGCCAGCATCTTCGGCTGGGCACATGTCGACACTGGCCGCCGCCGCTTCCGTGATGCTGATCTATTCGAGCCGCGCAAGAATGCCAAGAGCACCAAGGCGGCTGTGATAGGCCTGTTCATGCTCGGCCCGGACGGTGAGTTTGGCGCCGAGGTGTATTCCGGCGCCACCTCCGAATATCAGGCGATGGAAGTCTTCCGCCCCGCGCTGCTGATGGCCCGCGCCACACCAGCCTACCTCGACCGCTACGGCGTCAGCGCCAACGCCTCCAACCTGGCCGTGGTCAATCGCAATTCCAAGTTCGAGCCGGTGATCGGCAAGCCGGGCGACGGCGCCAGTCCCAGCTGTGCCATCGTCGATGAGTATCACGAGCACAAGACGCCGGATCTCTACGACACCATGAAGACCGGCATGGGCGCGCGCAGCCAGCCGCTGTTGCTGGTCATCACCACCGCTGGTACTGACATCGGCGGCCCCTGCTATCAGCACCAGGTCGAGCTGCAGAAGATCCTCGAAGGCGTCATCGAAAATGACCAGCGCTTCGGCATCATCTTCACCGTTGACGAAGGCGACGACTGGACCAGCGAAGATGTCCTGCGCAAAGCCAACCCTAACTTTGGCATCTCGATCGATGCCGACTACCTGCGCCAGCAGCAGCGCGAAGCCATCTCCGATCCGCGCAAACAGAATGTCTTCAAAACCAAGCATCTCAACATCTGGTGCCAGGCAGCCTCGCCCTGGCTCAACCTGCACAACCTACAACAAGCCGCCGACCCGGCGCTCACGCTTGACGATTTCCGCGGCGAGCCTTGCGTCGTCGGCGGTGACTTCGCGAGCAAACAGGACATCGCCAGCGTTGTCTTCGAATTCACGCGCGAGATCGACGGCGAAACCCACTACTACGCGATCAGTCGCAACTATGTCCCGCAGGCCGCCGCCGACAAGCCGGAGAATGTCCGCTATCAGGGTTGGATCAACAGCGGGCACCTGATTGTTACCCCCGGCAACATGATCGACCTGGAACAAATCCAGGAAGACATCCTCGCTGCCGCCGAAACCGTCGTCATCCGCGAATTTGCCAAGGACCCCTGGGGCGGCCAGCAACTCGGCGCCAACCTTGCCGCCGAAGGCCTCGAAGTCGTCGATATACCGCAGCAAGTGCGCTACCTCAGTGAGCCGATGAAAGACCTGCAGGCCCTGGTCGATGCTGGCCGCTTCCACCACGACGGCAACCATTGCTATGTCTGGCAGCTCTCCAACGTCGAGTGCATGCCAGACCGCAACGAGAACATTTTCCCGCGTAAGCAACGCGCCGCCAACAAGATCGACGCCGCGGTCGCCACCATCGCCGCGCACAACCGCAGTATGGTCGCGGCGCAGGACAGCGATAGCGTCTACAACTCCCGCGGAATCATCGTCGTCTGACCATGCGCAAATTTCTCCCCAAACTCGCCGGCCTGATCGATCTGCGCGACGGCTTCACCTTCGGCGGCCTCGCCCTGGTCGGCTATGGCCTCCACGCCATTTACCCGCCGGCCGCGTTCGTGGTCGTCGGTGCAGTCCTCTTCTGGATCGGAGTTCGCTGATGGGCATCATGTCCCGCCTCGAAGAGCAGCGCGGATCCGTGATGACCGGACATCCGCGCGATCCGGTGATTGCCGAATGGTTCGGCGGCGGCAGCTCCGCCACCGGGCTGTCGGTCACCGCCGACAGCGCCATGCGCGTTACCGCCGTCTTCCGTGCCGTCGCCATCCTGGCGCAAACCTACGCCAGCCTGCCGCTCGGCGTCTATCGCCAGCTCGACAATGGCGGTAAAGAGCGCGATCGCCGGCACCCGCTCGACCAGGTACTGACCAAGCGCCCGAACCGCTGGCAGACCAGCTTCGAATGGCGCGAGATGATGGCCGGCCATTTCGCGCTGCGCGGCCGGTACTACTCCGAAATCATCGCAACCGGCGGCCAGTCGGTGGCCGAACTGATCCCGCTGCATCCCGATCGCGTGCGGCCGTTTCGTGCGCCCGACGGTCGCCTGGCGTTCGAGTACTGCCCGCAGAACGGCCCCAGTCGCATCATCCTGCAGCACGAAATGCACTTCATGCACGGGCTCACCACGGGTGCCGACGGCATCACGCCGCTGTCGCCGATTGCCGCCTGCCGCGAAGCCATCGGCCTGGCGCTGGCCACCGAAGAGCATGGCGCGCGCCTGTTCGGCAACGGCACGCGCCTGGGTGGTGTGCTCACCATGGCCGGCCGCCTCAAGGACGATACCACCCGCACCTCGCTGCTCAAGAGCTGGAAGGATGCCTACAGCGGCCTGCGCAACGCCGGCAAGACCGCGCTGCTCGAAGACGGTATGGAGTGGAAGGCCCTGGGCATGACCAACGAAGATGCCCAATTCCTCGAATCGCGCAAGATGCAGATCGCCGAAATCGCGCGCATCTTCGGCGTGCCGCTGCACATGCTGGCCGAGCTGGATCGCAGCACCAACAACAACATCGAACACCAGGGTATGGAATTCGTCACGCACACCGTGCGGCCCGGCGCCGTGCGGCGCGAAGAAGCCATGGAGCGCGACCTGCTTTCCGGCGCATCGAGCAAAACCCACTGCATCTATTTCGACCTCGACGGCCTGATGCGCGGCGACTCGGCCGCCCGCGCCGCCTTCAACGGCAGCATGCTGCAAAACGGCGTCTTCAATCGCAACGAAGTTCGCATCAGTGAGGGTAAGAACCCCTCCGCCGCCGACGGCATGAACGACTACACCGTGCAAACCAACATGGCTTTCGTGCAGATGCTCGACATGCTCAACAAGGCCGCAGGCCAGCAACCCCAAGGAGCCGCAAATGGCAACCAAGACTGAAGAACGCCGCATCGTCGTCGGCGAGCTGCGCGCGATCGCCACTGAAGGCGGCGGCCGCAAGATCGCCGGCCACGCCGCCAAGTTCGACGTGCTGTCCGAAGACCTCGGCGGTTTCCGCGAGCGCATCGCCCCGGGCGCTTTCGCCAAGACCATCCAGTCCGCCGACATCCGCGCCCTGTGGAACCACGACGCCAACATCGTCCTGGGCCGCAACAAGTCCGGCACCCTGCGGCTGTTCGAAGACCTCGCCGGACTCGGCTACGAATGCGACGCGCCCGATACCCAGCTCGTGCGCGACATGGTGCTCGCCCCCATCGATCGCGGTGACGTCAACCAGTGCAGCTTTGGCTTCCACACCGTCAGCGACAAGTGGGCCAAGGTCGACGGCGACTGGGTGCGCACCCTGCTCGAAGTCGACCTGTTCGACGTCAGCCCGGTGACCTACCCGGCCTATCCGCAAACCGAAGTCGCCGTGCGCAGTCTGCAGGCGGCGCTGGCTGCCGATGTCGTGCCGCCGATCGCTGTCTGGCGCACCGACCTCCTGCGCCGCCACCTGGAGTTGTCGCAGTAAGCAACGCAGCCCCACAACCGGCCGCCCTGGGAAACCACGGCGGCCTTTTTGTTTCCGGCAATCCGCTCAAGCCCTGGCAGCGGATGCCTCGCGGTGTTCTCTGCCAGGGCATTCTTAGAAAGGAATCACCATGAAAAAGAAGCTCGTAATCGGTGTGTTGTGGGCCGTCACTCTGGCGGTGCTGTCTCCCTTCGCCCTGGCGGCCGTTGTTTCTCCGCCGGATATCCTGTTCGGTCTGCAGCACGCCCTGGCGTCGACCGACTCCACCTGGCTCAGCTATGCTGGGCTCGCCATCGGCAGCACCAAGCTGAAAGACCTCCGCGAACAGCGCGGCAAACTGGTGCACGACGCCCGCGCCATCCTCGACAAGGCCGATGCCGAAAAGCGCGCCCTGACCGAGGCGGAAGACCAGACCTACAAGGATCTGTTCGCCAAGCAGGAAACCCTGCGCAGCCAGATCGAACGTGAAGAGCAGCTTTCGGAATCCGAGCGTCAGCTCGCCGAGGCTGAGCTGCGTACCCGCGAGCGCGGTACCGCCGCCAATCCGCAAGGCGCCCAGGCCCGCGCTGTTGGCCAGCGTGGCAGCGATGAGTATCGCGATGCCTTCAACCGCTTCCTGGCCGGCGGTCGCAGTGCCCTATCGGAATCCGAAGTGCGCGCCCTGTCGGCGGACAACTCGGCCGCCGGTGGTTTCATGGTCGCCTCCGAGCAGTTCGTCGATATCCTGATCAAGGCCGTCGATGACGCCGTCTTCATTCGCCAGCGCGCCACCAAGTTCCGCCTGGACAGCGCCGCCAGCATGGGCTCGCCCTACCTCGCCGCCGATCCGGCCGACGCCGATTGGACGGCCGAGATCGCTACCGGCAGCGAAGACAGCACCATGTCCTTTGGCAAGCGCGAGCTGCACCCGCACCCGCTGGCTAAGCGCATCAAGATCAGCAACAAGCTGCTGCGCCAGTCGCCGCGCGCCGACAGCCTGGTGCAGGATCGCCTTGC